CTGTCTATACTAGAATTAGTTGTGGAGTTTGTGGTGCTGTTTGTCTCGATACAATTACTATTTGTAGAGCTGTCACAGCCCTCTTCTGCAAATGCCATAGGCACAAGCACCGATAAATACAGTAGAGCTAGAAAGCCACACATTAAAAATAATAAAACTTTTTTCATGTTATTCCTTACTGGCAAACGCTGACCCTGTCAGGATAGCACCAAATGCCAGATGAAACAATCCACCCCCCAAAAGCGTAAAGGGCTCGTGTTGCCCTGTCAGCTTTTTCATCAATTCCATTTGAACCATAGGCTCTGATGTGGCGTTAATAATATCCATGAATTGGGAAATGTCTGGCCTGTTTAACCCCCACCAAACAGGGCAGAATAGGAAGTCATAAAAGCAAATTAACAAATAAAATATAAGCGCCGTCCACCGCCATGTCATGGTGGACTTCTGTTGGGCTGTTAGCTTGCTCATTTAAATACAGGGAGGTGTACACATCGCCTTATCTACACCGTAGAAAATTACAGCAATAAATATTACCAGTGCCAACCCTATCCAGATCCATTTGTTTCTCATTTCTTACTCCAGCTACAAAAAGGCTCTCCCAACTTGAGGGGGCAATCCGCCGTAAAGCCGGTGCATCCGGTTAACAGCACGCTAAAAACAATTACTCTTAGCACTCTAAATAGCTGCCGCCCTTAGTTGCAGCACCCATGCCGCGAGCAGTCCCTCGTGTCATTTTCATAGGTATTTTTGCTTCCGCAGTTTTACCATATGGAATGCGCCCTTGTCCTTTAATATCAGCATATTTTACTGCTGCCGGTGTACTAGGTGGAGGAGCTCCATTTACATTAATTTTGCGATCTTTCATATTAATCTCCTTGTTGTTTAAGTATTTCCCGTTCCATTGCGGAATCAATTCGGGCTTGAGTCTGACGTTCTTGCGCACTTAATCTTTCACCAAACTGGCGATTACGCATCTGCAAGGATTGCGTATCAAGCTGCATTTTTTGTGCATCAATTTGCGCATCGTTCTGTTCAGCCTGTGATTTAATCTCAAGTTCTTTCTCTTTAAGCTGTACCAGTGGATCAGGTCCTTGCTGGCCTTCCCCTGAGATTTGTGCAGATAGTTCTTTAACCTGCTGCATACCCTGCGCAATAAGCTGTGCCGTTAGAGTTTCCATTGCTCTTGTATCTTGCTGCGGATTCATTTCCTGACCCGAAGCACCCATTTGCTCGGCCAACTGTCCGGCTGCTTGCTCTTGGGCTTGTATTTGAATGTGTTGCAAAATATGTTTTTGTAAGATCATTGCAACAGGCGGTAGATTACCTACCATGGGCGATGCACCAAATATCATATGCGCCATAATGTGCGATTGATGATCCTGACCTTTAAATGCTTTTAAATCCAACATCTCTAATGCATTAATGTTTTCTTTGGCAGGGTCCGTGGGCATCGGTTTGCTGTCCGGCAACGCAGTCATTATTCGATCTACATCCATCACGCCCAACGCTTCGTACATATCGCGGTAAACCTCATGCATATTATGTAACTCAGGCGCTGCACCCGCTAACTGTAACTTGGTCTGCGCCAGCAAAATACGCTGAGACTGACTAAATACATTCGGATTAGACACAGGTATTACATCTACCCTTTTATCAAAATCAGATGCCATGATCTTCGCATCGTCGCCCGCAACAGAATAAGGATACTCTTGTGGCAAACTATCGTGCATAACCCGCGCAAGTATCTTAAACTCAAGCCGCATTGCATAATGCAACCGTTTGTGAACCGCAGACATAACCCGTGAGCCCTGTTCCAACATTGCTATTGTTGTACCAACTGCTGCGTTCTCGTTGCCGTCGCCAACTTTCATATCTGTAATAGTTGCAAAGCGCTGGCCAGCATTAACCACAAAACCTAACAAATTAAACAATGTTTGGTCGGGTCCTTTAAAAGGCAGCGGCATAAGACTATCACGGATAGCCCCTCCGGGAGCGTCCACATCTCGGAACTCACCGGGTTGAAGAGGCTCATCATCGTCTCTGATGCGTAGTCCACGGGCTTTGAATCCCGCAGGGAGGTTGGACAACGTACCTGCGTCGATAAGTTGCCTCAGTGCCGCTGTGGCGGTTCGCGACAATCCGCCAATAGTATGGATTAAACCTAGTCCGTAGAAACCAAATCCCGGTAGGAATTTGTAATGTACAAAATATTGTATTTTTTTCTTTTTGTCATCATCTTCACGATAGTTTCTACGAATAGCTAAAACCTCACCATTGTCTTGCGAAATTGTCACAATGTAAGGCACCTTAATACCTGTAGGCTCGTCGTCCTCATCAGTTTCTTCATAACCTTCTAAATCTAAATCAACGTGGCACTCAAGTATGGTGCAGTCGTAATCAATATCATTGGGCTCAAAGCCACCTATCTTATCTAATTCTTGCGTTATTTCTCCCATTTCTTCTTGTGCCGGTATAACATCCACATCCAAATAAAACCCAGATACCTGCTTCTTGCGTAAATCATTCAATGACATACGAACAGATTGCGTAATATTAGGACAACTATCTAAATCTGACGTGTCATACGGTACAACCAAATTTTCTGCCGGTACAAACTTACTAACCGCACGGTCCAGAACTTCATCGTAATATACTTTTTTAAACGTACTGCCCGCTAACGGTAAGTAAAACAACATTTGATCCATGTCTGGCGTGTAATCATCCATAACACTGGTCAAATAATAATTCATAAACTGCTTGACACGCTGTGATTGTGCCACTTTTTCTACCGTTTCCGCGCCAATAACCTCTGTTTTCACAGGACCGCTTGCAGGAAGCAGCTCATTAAACGCCTGCGCTTGAAACTGCGTGGCAGCCTCGGCCAATAAAGGATGGGTTACGCCCGACGCGCCGCGAAACGGTTGCGTTCGTTCAGAATAAGTAAAGCCTAACAGCTCCAAACCATTAGAATAAGTATCTTCCCACTCCTGACGACTGGCCTTGTTAGAATCATACTCACCCGTTAACTCACTGGAAATACGACCAAGCTCGCGATCCGGCATTTCTTCAGCCAAATTCATGTAAAAATCATCGCTATCGCCGCGCTCGTCACTCGGATCAAAATCAACAATCACCCCACCGTCATCTTCAGGCGTTATCTCAATACCACCCACGTCTTCCGCTTGAATCATTGCCATAACATTATTCTGGCTATCGGGTAACTCTATTTCAATCTCGGCCCGCAGATCGTCTTCATCAATCTGAGAAGGAATACTGCTTACGCTTGAGTCCATTAAAGAACTAGCAAAACCTGTTTTGTCTTCTTCAGCCATTACATTCTATTCCTTAATTGGTTAAATGGGTCCAGTGACACAACCCCACCTTGGTTATATATAGATTCAACCTCAAAACCTGTTGTAGTTTTAGGTTGGTCTATTGCTAAATTTTTAATTAAATAATCTTCTGGATTATATGGATTTGTCGTTGTTCCAGTTACGTCTGTTGGATCCGTTGTTTGGAAAAGAGGCTCTTGCCCACCCTCTGGAGGGCCCCCTTGTCCCGCTGCGTTCATTGCATTTACATATCCTTGAGGATCTCCTTGCGATCCCGACAAACTACCGCTCCGTTGTCCGCGGTATCCTATTGTTGTTCCATCTGTCGCTATTGATTGAGAACCCACTACATTACCGTTTTGGTCTGTAACAGGAGAAAAATGAGAAAAACTTTTAGACTTCGGTCCTGACAAAAGTCCCCCCGGATCAAACAATCCCGGATTGTACGATTTTTTACCAGACAACTGATCTATGGCTGTCTGGTTTTGTAGGTTTGTTAATTTTTTACCAACAAAACTTAACGGCATAAAATCTAATATAGTTTTTGGTTTATTATCATCTACCTTTTTTTGAAAAGCTTCAATGGCATCGGTTTGTTCTTTTTGAACAGCTTCTGCTCTTTGTTTATTTATTTGGTTTTGATTATCTACGTCGGCTTGACTGGGACCTTGATTGTTGGCAGGTGAAAAATCACCGGGACCCGCTGGAGATTGATCGTTACCACCAGAAACCCCGGGACCTTCGGGTCCATCTTGACCGGGACCAGTTGCTCCGGGGTTGCCTGCCCCTCGGCCGCCTTCGCCAAAATCACCACCATAATAAAAAGCAGGTATACCGCCCGGACCGGGTTCGCCAGTACCGCCCATACTCTTCAACATCATCGCTTCTTGTGGATTTATATACGCCAGCATGTGCGGCTGATCGTTAATCGTCGTCTTGCGGGGGATGGAACCAGACGGTCTATTGTTCATAATACTACCTTTTTATTAATAATATAATCGCACTCTAGCAGAGTTCTCTTCAATTTCCCAGTCATCTGTTGGTAATTGTACAAAATTTCCTTGCCTATACCTCATAAGAGCCTGTGTCATGCTATCTACTAAATCATCATTTTCGCCATTTGGAAAGGCCGCAACCTCTTCTATTAACTCATCCGCAAAGACTTTATCCGGTGCCCAGACCATTCCTGCCTCAAATAACGCAGAAACCGCATGAACACGAGAAACCTTATCATTACCCCTGCTCGGTGTAAAATTTACAACAGGTATCCCTATGTTACGCAATTCATGCGTCAAAGGCAAACCACTCGCCTTCGCCTCTATAATCACCGTGTCGGGGTCCCAAAACTGGTACTCCTCTAATGCTTTCGCCTTTAACTCAGGAAAGTCCCATCTCCCCTTCTTGCTGTCAAGTAAAATTAAATTAGGGCCCGCACCATCTACAGGATAAAACACACCCCACGTCGTAATCGCACTATAATCCGCAGTCTCCCGCTTACTAAACGCCGTATCATAACTCTGAATGACATACTCTAAATTAGGAACAACTTCCTTTTCCCACGTCTTCCACCACTCACGGCGAATAATCGCATTCTCCTCGCCCGTAGGATTTTGCTGATACTGCGCGTTCCACTTGCTCGGAGGAATAGACGACTTCACACTAATCAAATCATCCAAACCCCAATACTCAGGCCAACACGGAGTCCCATCCTCAAAAATAGCCGGTAACTCAACAACCTCCCACTGATCCGCTAAAGGATCTTTAGCCATAGAACGCAGTAACTGACCCGTTAAATCCTTCTCCGACCACCGCGTTTGTACCAAAACTATACTACC